ACTTTGTTTTGAAGTCTTTTGCCTTTGTTCTTGGCACTTCTTGATTTCATACTTAATACTTGTTACTTGTTAACTTGTTACTTGTTAATACTTAATTACGAAGTTGTAAATCAGGGCAAAGATATTTTATTAAAAAAACCTTAGATTTTTTTACAACCGAATTAAATGTCAACATTAATAATATATATACAGAAAAAAAGTATTATACGATTTTTTTTACAACCATTTTGATAATTCTTTTCTAGCAAACCTTTCTGCTTTCTCTTCCCACTTATTATCGTCATGCGGGTCTAATCCTTTGTATGTAGCCATCGTACCAGCCTGAACATACTTCTTTATATACTTTCTTACACCTAACCTTTTAGCATCCAATGCATGTTTGATTTCGTGTAGTATAGTCATCAAAAATTCTTTTATAGATGGATACGACCTTCTTAGAGTTATGGTATCCGTCTCAGGAACATATTCTGCCATCTGGCTACCTTTGGTAAACTTTATCTTTGATTTCAGTCCGTATTGTTTTACCAGTTGTTGTGCTGTATCAAAATAATCTACCCTTTCTAGTAAGAAAGAATGGTTCATCATTTTTTTAAACTTACCCATTATGCATCAAACCTGACATTTATTGCTAACTGTATGCTATCCTCATTTTTTACAGGATGAGACAATTGTCCTACAGCAACAAGCTCATTGAAATCATTATATAAACCAACTTTTGTGACATATGGTCTAAATTCAGAATGTGTTACGAAACCTCTGTACTCAGAAGCTGCGTTATATTGTTCCCTATAAGAACCAGATTGGTATAGTGCATCTCCTGGCGGAAAGTATTTCCAAGCTACAGAACCAGATATACTTATACTACCACTTCTGCTAGGAGTAGTTGATATATTAGTTGTTCCATTAAATTCATTTTCTCCGATAACACAAGTGTAAGAGTGCTCTCTAATCGTGTGTTGTGCTTTATACTTCAAACTATAACCATCATTACCTGTTTTTGTTCCAATATCTATGTACTTAGATCCTGTATTAGTGAAAACTAATAAACCTTGCTCATAGAATATATTACCAACGAAACTTCCTGTCGATTTAATTATATCTGAATTAGAAAATCCACCAACAGAAAATTCTGCAAAACTAGATGAATTGTCATTATCATATAAATTACCTTTACCATCATCCTTTATAGTCAAAGTGGATGCTCCGCTATCATCGGTTAATGTGATGGAGCTTGGTTTTATTCTTTCTCCAAATAAATCCTTAGAAACAGAAATAATAGATGCGGATGGTTGTAACAGTCTGTATTGTCTAGAAGTGCTGTAGCCAAAATTATTGAAATTATTTTCAGTATCTTTGTAATACATTTTATTAATTAAAAACCATGTTGGCATATGATAAAAACTAGCAGAATCAAAAGTTGTTTTAGTTGCTGTATCAGGATCAAAATTACGAGCGCTTGAACTTATTGCTCTAAAACCATATACTCCGCTACCACTATCTACATTGGTTACAGTGAACTCTTTGTAAACCTTAAAGGGTGTTATATTAATGTCTCTTGGGTCGAGTCTTTTTAACATGACCTATATCTCCCAAGCTTAGAAATCTAATTTAACTTTAATAATAGCTTCTTTCGAAAAAGTCTTCAATAAAGGTTTGCTTAATTTAGCAACAGCCAACAATTCATTTTCTGAATTATACAACCCTACCTGAGTAATGAATACTTTCGGATTCTTAAAGAAAGTCGGTTGAGCAAATTTTCCTTCTGAACCAGTAGTAAAAGTTGGATTAGAACTAAAGTTAAATTCTTGATTAGGTACTCTACAGAAGTAGTGCTGTGAAGTTATCACCTCTTCTCTTCTAGCTGTAAATTTAGCTCCACCTTCTATCGTTTCAAAAAACTTAACACTATTACCACCTTCTACATTAGAGGTTACTCCAGTACCCAAAGACGCTGAGGTATTCAGAACAGGTCCATTGAAAACCAATATACCAGTATCAGGGTAAAATAATCCATATCCACCACCCTCTTGGTCTGCAGCAGCTTTATGTGTTACCGCAGTTCCACTAGCTATAGAACCACTAACAATATTAAATACTCTACCACCTTGATTAACACTTGGAGCTCCAGTTGCTCCGCTATCATCGATAAATTTTAGTAAAGGTTTGCCCCCACTAGCACTTACATGCAACTCCCAATTACCTGGATCCATCTTCTCACGAAGTTGTTGTCTTGCAATTGACATAGCGTAAACATATTTTGGTTGAATATTTCCTCCGCTACCAGCAAAAGTAAATTGTTCTTCGGTTGGACCTAAAAGAACATTTGCAAGTTGTCTGTAAATCGTAGCTGATGCTCTATTACCAGTTGAACCGGCTTTACCAACCGAACCACTTCCGTTAAAGTGACCATACGCTACTGAAAACTGAGGTCTAGCAGCTGTGTCCGATTGTGGATTCTTTGAGTAAACATCCAAATAATAAGCTGCTGAAGAACCAGACTGAGTTGAAGATGTGTAAAAGGTGCTTATGGTAGCAGCACCATCCTGCCACATTCCTGACGATACTGTATCCTTTACATTAGTAATAACATCGCTGGAAACACCAACGACATCAGCATCTGGAGGAACTACGTTAAGAATTTTATAAGTTGCCATAATTAATCTCCTCCTAGACTACATAGTTGTTTGTTATTGTTACAGAAGTAGTTGCGCCTGTGTCATCACCCACTATAACAAGTTGAGTGCTTTTTGCAGTATCAACTCCTGTTCCTGCTGTTATCCTAACTTCCGTTCCCCTTCTGGTCAGGCTGTTAGCAGCTTCATCAGCGTTGAGACTAAAATTAGGATTTCCTACAGCATCTCCACCTGTCATAGAGCAAACCGACTGGTCATGCAGTATGAATGTATATGTGCTGTCTTCAATATTACTTGTCTCAGGCCTTATGGTATGTTCTGAATGACTACTTTGGAGAGCACCAAAAGTAATTCCTGTACTTTCTTGAGCTACACTTATTACAGCCATCCTTTGAATATTTCTCTGTAGAGACACTAACTTATATCTCATCACATGATTCTCATCAGGTATAGCTTCTAACAACGGCATGTTTTCAATAACTGCCCCATAGTAATCACTTCCGTTAGGATGCGTTACATCCCAAAGACCATAATCTACTTCATCGTCTGCTAATGCAAACTTTGTAATGTTAAACGCTTCTGTACCCTGTGCTAATAACTCACGACCTTTTTTCGTTAATATAGCGTCTACGGTTACGGTGGTATTATTAAGAAATCCCATAATTTACTCCTATTATATTTTTTATATTTGATATATAATGTGATTCATATATAAATATCACAATATCAAATTTTTGTTATTATTTTTCAAGCTCTTTATCACCTGAAGAACTGTTTGTATTTTTACCAACTTCTTTCAAAGTGTCTATTTGTTTTTGTTTTTGAAATTCTTTTTTAACTGAATCTAATTTTCTAGCTTTCGCCCTATCTTCATCAGTTTCTGCCTTCTTTTTGAAATCTTTTAGTCCTTTTTCTTCGATTGCAGTAACAAGCTTTGGTTTATCTGGATCTTTAAAATCTGGAACGATACCATCGCCGGTTGTTAATGGTGAACCACCCTCATCCGTAGTAACAAGCTTAGTTGGTGCTGATATGATTACCTCTATAGGTTCCCTACCATCCGATGTAGTTTTTCCAGTATTTTTAACACCCTCATAAAAAGAATTTCTAAGTCCTTGAAATAGATGACTGAAATTATCCAAATCTGTATTTTTAAAAGATGAAGAATTAGGATTAAGAGCTTTAGCATCAGCCGATGAAGTGTAAACGTTTATAGTTCTTTGGTTTATCCCATAAACTCTAGAACCAGTTATAACAGGCATTATTACTTTCTTTACACCTTCTATCGTATCACCCGCACCTGCACCAAAGGACATTGTAACATCACTGTAATACTCATCGTTAGTATTCAACCTTTGCCATATGCTTAAATCCATAAATGAATCTCTTACCTCTGAGCCAGTAGCCACTTTTAGTAAATTTTCACCACTAGCTGAAATAAAAGAAGAACCGGATATTTCTTCTTGATAGCTAAAAACACCAATATTACCATCGTAAGCTTCGTAATCAGTTACTACAGAACCATGATTGTATGAACCAGTTACAATAGTTATATCTTTAGTAACATCTATAGAAGAGCTGTAAAATTTATTTTCAAATTTAGGTGTTTTTCCGATTGTTACTTTTGGTCTCTCAAATATGTTTGGTTCTATAATCACACCAATATCAGCTTTAGCTCTAGCCGGTATTAATTTTCTTAATTGAGGAAAAAGAGATTGGTCATAATATTTTATCATTCTTATGTAGTCCCAAAAGTTATTTGGTGCGGTATACTTTTTCCAATAATTATTAGCAACGTAACCTAGTCCTCTATAATCTAATTCTTCTCTGTCTCTTGGATCTCCTAAGTAATTGTCAAAGTTCAAATCACCCACAGAATTAATGATATCATTGTTAATAACATCTGTAGGAGAAAACCATATCCCAACTTTATTAGAATCATTCGGAGAGGTATCGTAAACACTATCTGTCGCTCTATGATGGGGACTTAAATTAAACCCTGGCTTCATTTTATTTTCTTCTATTCTAACTTTGTTCGTGCTTCTTCTTAAAGCGCCGATGTTTGGTATATGACTTTTTAGTTCATCAACAACGTTACTAAAAAAGTTTCCTGTAAAACCATTATGTGAGCCTGATATTGTAGTTGTCTGATTAGAACTGACATCACGAATACCATCCGTATCGGAACTTAAATCTTTATTATCATTCATTGAGTATCGTAAAACTAAGTTTTCATATGATGAGGATACGCTGTTCCCATCATAGGCTTTAGGATTGGCTATATGATTTCTAAACGATCCAGTATTCAGAGTTTCTGTCCAATGACGGTACTCCATAATAGAACCACTAAACCTAGCACCAACTCCACTAACAGCAGCTTGTCCACCGATATAGATATCACCACTACCTGTCCAAGCATTACTAAACGATGAGGAAGCAGCTTGTGTAACATCCATAGTGGATTTACTGTATAAATGTATTTTACTTCTACCACTGTCATATTTACCAACATGTAATTCATATGATTGTGAAACCGATGTATTACTACTACCTGAAACTCTTCTGACCATAACGGAGTAAAAATCACCATCGTAAATCGGTAGCTCAGATGATAATACCTCTTTATATTCTCCTTGGTCTATTCCTACTTTAGATCCTGATAACATAAATGAAACATAACCATAGTTATCAGTTGAACTATTATCTTTCAATCTAATGAAAAAGTCTTGATTATTACCATCTTCTTTTTGTACAAGTATTTGGTTAGATCCAGTAGCTGCTTTAAACCTAAACTCTATTGTGTCCGGCTTTCTAGATGTAGAACTATCATTAGCCCAATTTGTTTTTACATACTGACCACCCCTAAAATCCAATGCTTTTGTAAACTTTCTTGTAATCTCAAATTGAGGAGTAGCATCATCCGGCAAATTAGGACCACCATACTCCTTAACTCTAAGTATAGTAGATGGTATACCATATATATTTATCAATCCTTTTAGAGCTTTTACTGTACCTTTGTTTTTTAGAAAGAAAGGCATGTTGTTTATAATACGACTCCAAATCTCACGAGATACATCTCTTTCAGCAACAGAAGAGTAGTCCGAATAAGCTGAACCTGTAACTTCTTTACCTATAAAGTAGCGTGGCAAATCTATCAAATCTTTTCCGTCATGTAATTTCCATCCTAAAGATTTAGCAACATTCCACAGTAAATCTTTTGATATACCCTCATCTACCCTCTCTCTTCTATCAAATGTGTCTGTCATAGAGTTTATGTATTCCCAAATATGATCGAAGTGTTGTCCAATCATATCTATAAATCTTACATACTCCGCATTACTAAAATCTTCAACTATAAATTCAGGCATAACATTGGATAGTTTTGAGCTATTATCCAAATCGTAGTTGGATGCGGATGTCATTGCGTTACTGAACCAAGTATCCGCTTGTGATGAAGTGGTGTGTGCCAGAACATACGATGTTCCAAAAGAACCATCTCCGCTAATCTTCGGCCAAGCATTGTCGTAGAATACACCTAATGAGCTAGAAGCGTAAGAGGAACTTTCGTGATACATATACTTTTCAAAAGAATCAAAATTGTTTTTTATATCCTCTATTTTGTAATGGTATGTATTTAAATCGGAAGACGAACCACTAACTCCGATGTACGATGCGCTGGAAATTTTGTGTTCTTCTATATTCTCAAGCTTTTTCTTAAAATTTCTAATCCTAGCCTCAACCGAACTAAAGTTTACAAAATTCTCATACCTAGAGTAATCTGTGTTTATTTCAACACTATCTAGACTCTGACTTAAATAACTGTTCCTTAATTCGTTAGAAATGCTTGTATCATCAGTTAGTATCTCAGTTTCATTTCTGTAGGGTGTTGTTCTACGTTGTACAGGACTCTCTACATTACTTAAATCAGGACTCCGTAAAACTAAATCCGGCTCCTCTTCAGGAATAAAATCAATTATCTGAACCTTCTCCTCTAATACATCTGACATTTCTTTTACAATCGTACACTCATCAAGTGATACCACTGTAGTTGGAAGAGGTTCGTATAATTTGTAAACTACTGAATATGGAAACACATTAACATTTGTTCTGTCTTGTTTAAAGTTAGTGGTTAAAAACAGCTGATTATCAAATTTAAGATATGTTCTAAAATCTTTTGGATTGTTAATTAGATGAGTAACTTTGAAGCTATCAAACACTCCAGGATCGGAAATATCAAATACAGTAGTTTCTGAATTTTGGTCTTCAACTCCAATTAATTCTGCCTTTTCCTTAAAAGTTCTGTCTACATTTATAAATAATCCATCAGAACTTACATCTGTTATTTGAGCAGTGTATGGTCTCTGAACCGGTATGGTTTCCGATTGGTCTTTTAAAGTAAAGTCCATATACATATTGTCAACATAGACAATACCTTGATTACTACCACCAGCTTGGTTACCATCTATTTGAAGCCACCATTTTTGGTCAAGTACCCAATCACTAGGAATCGGAATCTCTACACTAACATTTTCCCATATACCAGGTTGACTTGGTTTTGCTAAAGCCTTAACTTCAGCTGTAGCATGATAATCATATCTTGGTGGGCTTTGAGATTGGGACCTCCATTGATATCCATCCCATATCCATAAACCTTCAGGACTTTCAACACCAATCTTTAATGGGTTTACATCGTAATCTAAAATTGATGTTCCGTTATCATATATAGGAGATTTAGTAGAATCTATAACATTCCCATCTTCATCTTGAATACCATAGTTTGTAGCTCCTGGATTTCTAACACCAAAGGTTACCGGCTGATGACCATTTTGAAAATTCATAACCACACCACAATTGTAAAATACTGTATCCAAATTCTGTATAGAGTCGAATCCAGCAAGAGTATCATTTTTATGTTTGTATACCTGGTCTCCTATTATCGCAGTAAAATTAGTCCAATTAACAGCTGCTGAACTTCTTGGAAACATTACATCTGGAGTCTGAGTTATTGAGAAGTAGCTAGATATATCTCCTGGTGAAGTGTCATTAGAATCAAAGTCTGAATTTCTTATATCTCCTGTATTATCTGTTAATGTATGAACTCTACCTGCAAGAATAAAGAAGTAATTTAGAGAAGTTCCGTTTCTTTTAAAAGTAACTTCCATATTACCACCAGCTTCAAGTAGTTCATCGTTAAAACTTTCGTTTAAATCTTTTATGTATGAAACACCTTCTATATTAGCTCTGCTAGAACCTTGTACTACCTTAAAGCTACCATCACCTTTTTTCATTTGAAAGAATTTGTTTGACCTTTCATGTCCTCTTCCATCATTGTAAAATATATAGTAGTAATCAATTTCAACTATAGTACCTACTCCAGCAGATGCCTGAATTTTTCTAACCCTTGTAACCGAAGTGATACGACCATTCTCAAATATATCATCGAATAAATCTCTCTCTATACCATCATCCGTTCCTAAAACTTTTCTTATTCTAAATATACTACTTTCTGACCATTCCTCAATAGTTCGTAACACTATCTCTTGATTGTCCGTATTGTAACCATATTTTGTTGTCCACACCAAATCGTCTTTGAATAAATCAGCATTTTCACCACCTCTAGTTGTACCTGTTTGCCAACCTAAGTTCTGCCCTTGAGCTGTGGTTCTTCTATAATGTGACCTAGCGGTAACATCCTGATTCCACTCTGCTTGTGGATGGTAGTTAATTGCTGATGGATTATCTACAGTTCCAGCCGGCGCTATAGGCGAATTATTACCACCACCATTATCAACCCACTGGTTTCCATTCCATACAAATAAATTTTCTACAGGAGCTTCACTTAAAGCACCAACAGCGTCATTCCCAACATCAGGTCTCCAGTCAATATAATTAACCGCACCAGTAGTAGTTGTACTACCTCTAATGTTATCATTGAAACTATCATAAGTTATATCAAAAATTTTCCAAGCACCTAATCCATTCGGTAGAACTTCTTCTGTAGTATTCCCAACCGAAAAAGTTAGTAAATCAGCAGCACTTAAAGATGCACCATATTGTGATAAAAGGTCTGCAGCATCTCCAGGCGGTTTTGGTTCAACTTGAGAAGCTTCAACTGGAGTGTTCGGAACATATTCTGATGGAGGATTATTAGGTGGATTTTGAGGAGAAGGATCTCCATTTGGATCGTACCAACCTTCCAATACACCAAAACCTGGTCCAGGCGGTTCATTTTCCTGTTGTATACCATAAGGATAGTAAAGAGATAGTTGAACTCCTTTGTCATCAGCTGTACTTTTTACATCCATACTTATGTTCACCACATCAAAGTGCTTTACACCCTGACCTAAAAGATTTGTCATCTGTTGTTCAATTCTCAAACCACGAGACGGTAAGTTAGACGGCCATCCAGCAGTTTCACTTTCTGCGAATGGTTCATTTATATCTGGAAATTTCATACAGACACCGCCGCTAACTCCTTCGTTCTGAACCCAATGTGCATGATATCCAACATGGGGCACTTGTTCCCAAGCAGTTCCTGCTTGTGGTAAAAATCCATCAGTCCAATTTTGTGGTTTTACAGCATCACCATGTAAAGTAGAATCCCACTCATGCGCATCTCCTAACTTTATAACATTAGAGTAGCTGTCGTACTCAAGCATTTCTCCATTTGGATTTTGTAAAAAATTAACACCGGTTTTTACAGGAACACTTATCTGATTTACTGTGTAACAATTCGGTAAAGTTATCGTTCCTGATTTCATCTGATTTGTAAATCTGAAATCACCTGATACAATTTCAAGTTGCATGCTGTCAACAGGCGATCCTGGTACATTTAAATTGTCGTCTACTCTAAACCCTATTGTAGAACCATCAATGTTTACTTCTTTTATAGAGGTCTGTATGTCTAAGAATTGGTCTGTATACGAACCATTTATCTTTTTAGCTTTTAATCTTACCTCAGTTCTATCTGAAGATACGGCGTCAACCTGATACTTTAAATCTTCTATACCTAATTGTTCAGCTGTATCCGGACTGGTATTATACTCATCCTCAGTTGTAGCAAATATTATTCCATCATCTCTAAGATAGACTCTACTTACATCTGTGTAAACATCCCCAACCTTTGTATCAACCCTATCGGATGTGTGAACTAGAACAGAATTTTCATCACCAGCCATTTTTCTTAGAAAAGTATATCTTACCACAAACTTACCGCTTTGATAACCCAAACTTCTAATATGATTTCCAGGATAAAAATGTATATCAGTATTTACTACATTAAAATTTGATAATGGTAGATTTTTGAATTGTATTAGATTTCTGTTCTCATCAAATAGTTCAAAAAAAGCGAAGTCTCTGTTTTCTTGTTCTCCCCACAACCCATCTTCATAAGGTTCTAAACCAACTTTTTTTTGTTGGTAAGCATTTAGTAATCTTTTATCTCTTGTTGAAAGTTGACTAGCCATTATAATTCCTCAAAATCCCTAGCAATAATATTGTTAATATTCTCATCCTTTTTTAAACTGTTAACTTCTGTTTTAAAAACAATCATCGTTGAAGGATCTTGCCTTAATTCGTTTGTGTATGGGTTTTCAAAAAGTAAAATAGTGTTAGACTCATCTCTAGCCATAAGAGAACCATCGTATGCAGAACCAGATATATTTGATTTATTAAGTAGAAACTCTCTTTTTACCAAATATTTTTGTTCATCCTCATCAATTAAATTTTGATACCAAGGTAAATTTTGTAATTCTTCTGGTGTGTAAGGCATTTTTTATCTCACTACTTTAAATACAAAATCATCTTCAAAGTACTGTATAGTTTCATCTACTGTGTTACTTCCACTAACTACTTTAAATTCAAATTTGTAGTATCTCTCAGATTGAAATCCATTCATCCAAAGGTTAAAATAGTTTCCTGTTGAGTCACAACTTACTAAAGATCCTGTACCAAATGGTATGATAACATCTTCTGTTTGAGCATCTCTGACAGAGTAGTAAGCGCCATCACCACCTATACTTCCCTTACTTCCGCTTGGTAAATACTTTGCTGTTAGATACTCTGACGCAGTATTGGAGTAGGATTTAGTTGGATACTTTGCTCTACCTACCAATCTAAACTTTACTCTTGATGTTTCTTTATACTCCGGCCTCAAATTTTTCATATAGACGGACATATCCTCTAACTCTGTTGAAGATAAAGCACTTAAACTTCCCGTATTCCATTTTGTATCGTACCATTCTACTTCTAATTTTGGTGGATAGATTGTATGTGTTTGTCTTGAAAAGAATTTGAAATTACCTAATCTATCTTGACTTCCCTCATCTGTATTAGCGTCTGTATTTCCAAAACTACCACTTCTCTTAACTATAAATCCTTCGTTTGGGTATGTACCATCCAACCATTTATTTACAATCGGAGTTACATCCATTCTCATATCAGAAGTCTCAAATTCAAAAGATTGTGAAGCATAAACATCAGAAAACCAAGCTCCTCCTGATGAAGAAACTTGAGCATGTGAGCCGGTTAACCAATAACTTTTTTGAGTCTCACCATCCCTAAAATTCCAACTAGCACCTTCAGATGTTGCCGGACTATCCGCAAGAAATCCTTGTCCCTCCTGCCAACTTTGACTCACAGGATATGCCCACAAAGATTGTGTGGTGCTTAGATTTTGCGAGTTCGCATCATACATATTCAAATAAAATTTAGCATCTGTTGAAATCAAACCTCTGTGCATAGACTGAGAAATTTCACCTAAATCGAATTTTATAAGTATGCGGGAAACTTTAATGTTAAGACCAGCACTACTCATAACCTTTTCTATCTCTAATATCTCATCAAGTCCTGTATTGATACTTCCGCTAGACTGAAAAAGGGTTGTATCTGCATCAGGATATATAAAATAATGCATTAATTATCTCCTGTTGAGTCACCAACCACTCTACCTTCAATATCGGTTGACGAAAATTTTAGTTCAAAACAACTAGGGTCTAGGGATGGATAAACCACTCCATCTCTTGTAGCCTCATCAATATTGTAAACATTTCCAGAGTATCCTCCTGATGTTAAATATTTATTTTTAATTACAACTGGAAGTCCTTTTGGATTATCTTCTTCCGGCGGAACCACAGCAGATACCCCATCACATAGAGATATCTCATATGCTAAATCAGCAACCACAATAGGTTGTGAAATCTGCCATTTGTCTATATTAAAAAATTCTTTTACCTTCTGTATAGCTCTAAGAAGAACCTCTTCCTTATTGTAACCAGCCTTAGTTAAAATGTTAAAAGATACTCCTATGTTAATTACAAAAGCATCTTTGATGTTTACAGCATCAGTAACCATTCTAAATTGTGTTAGGTAAGTCTGTATATTTTCTTTAACTGCTTGGTTTAGATTAACCAATCGTTTACTAGCATCATATCCTAAAACATATAAATTAAGCGCTAGGGGATTCATAATCCTACCCTCAGAGTTAGCGCCTGATTGGCTATCCAATTGTGTATCTTGAACAATGTAAGCTTTTGCTACATTACCAAATCTAGCTGGCAGTGAATACACTCTTGTTATGTAATCTTCCTTAGTAACTGCTCTAGATTGTGCTTGAAAGTAAGCTAGAGCGTTATTTTTAACTTCAACTATACTTTCCGGTCCTCTACCTCCCGTAGCGGGAACCGAATTATTTAAAGCAACGGAAGCTTTAGTTGTAGCTAGTAAACCAGCCGATAAGCCAGATTCGTCAATTTCTATTTGGGTGTTAACCATAGTTTTTATAGAGTCTGATGCTATATTGTGGTCAACCCCACCACCATGTCTATACCTTATTGTTAAGGTGGTATTAGATGGTGCTTGTCCATACGCTTTTGTTTTCAAAAAATTAGATGGATCGAAAGCCTCACCTAGTCTGGATGGTGAGCCTGGTAAAGAAGAACCAACCTCATCTGGATTTGGAACTATCTCTTCATCAGGACTATCCGATGTACCAGCACCAAATCTCATTTCTGTCCTTCCATCTTCTCTGATAAATGTCGTAAATCTTCTTGATGTTTTTAGAAGTTTTAGTAGATAAGGAGCTTGGTCAGCCTGCGTATACAATTGGTCATCAGTTTTAACATCATTTATTTGGTCTACAAAAACAGTATCTTGCGCTAAAAAAGGAACCTCATGCCACTTATTACCATCGCTATCTAAGCAAGATATTATTTCTGTTACATTTGATTCAGCTAAAGCAATTCTTTTGTATTTTTCTGCAGCACCAATTGTTATGTATTCTGTTTTTACATCACCACTTACAACTTTTACAGATTTCTTCAGTAAATATGTTACAGGAATATTATTATTACTTTCGTATATACTAATTTCCATTGGGTCGTTTGAACTTGAAAATTTAAAATTAACATCATCGACTGAGGAAAAGTTAACACCTGTAACAGATTGTACTTGCATATTTTCTCTAAATCTTAAAGCATAATTTAAATCTGGTTTTGTAGTGTAACTATCACCTGTACCTGAAGAGATAGCAGGAACAGTTTGAAAAAGATCTAAATCTGTAACTGCACCTGTAGCCAACTTTGGTTTATATCCCAAAGCCTGTGCCATATTGTAAACAGTTCTCTTCTCTTCAGCAAATGCTAGTAAGCTTTCCTTAAATTGATTATCGATATAGTAAGAAAGAACATCGCCGACATAAGCAGCCATTTCTATAAACATCATACCAGGCGAAGCTTCATTAAAGTCATTATACTCATTTGGAAAATATATTTTAGTAAACTCTATTAGATTTTCTTTAAAAGATGCAAAATCTTTATTTAAATATCTAACTTCTTTTACCGAATTTTTAGTTACTGAATATGGCATTTAATTTCTCCTATTAGTAAGTAGCACTTTGCATCTCACCCGAAATATCATCTTGATAATTTTCTAAATCAATATTTAATTGTTCTAAAGATGTTGGGTCTGTGTTTATTCCAAAAGTTACCTTGACATTGACAACTGAATTATTTAATTCTGAAAATTTGGTCTCCACATTTTCTACTTTAACAAAAGGTAACCATTGTTTTATAGAAGAACGTATGGCTTCCTCCATCCTACTTTCTACATCTCCTTCTAATTCAAACAATACAGCGAACAAATCGGATCCAAACAATGGATTTCCTAATCTTTCACCCTTTTTAGTTAGCAAAAGATTTTTTATGTTAGATTTAGTTTGATGTAGAGCTGTTTTAGTTCTACTAAAGAAACCTTTCGAATTGTGATTTAAAGGAAATCCAACTCCTATGTATGTGTCTTCATCTAAATCTTTTTCTATTTGACTCATTACTTACCATCTCTCTTTTTTAAAGCGTTCATTACACCTCTATAATCTTTTGTTAATGCCCCCATAACTTCCTCAGGAACACTCTCCGGATTTACACCAGCCGCTTGAGCGGTTTGAGCCGCTCCTATCTCTCTTCTAACTTCTTCGTTACCACCCATCATATTTCCATAACCTATAGCTTCAGCCATTCTAGAAGAATCAAAAGTTTTTCCAGTCATTGTTGGATACTCATCATACTCATTTTTT